TTACCTGTTTTAGGTGGTGCAATAATGGTTACAAGTTGTCCCCCTTGTAACCCTGCAGTTGCTTCATCAATGTCTTTAAACCCTGTAGGTATACCGAGAAACTCTTGATTTTGGATTGCTTGATATTCTTTGTAGCGCTCTTCTGTATTTTTAGTAAGGTCAACTTCATGTGTTCCAAGGACACCTTGTTCGTTAACTTTGGAAACAGTCTGTTCCATTGCACGAAGTGCTGATTCATGGTCGTTGTCCTGTAACTGCTCAACAGCAGTTTCTAATCCTTGTCGTGTAAGTAAACGGCGACGAAAATCCACCATTGTGTCCAGCAAATAATCCATGCTGTCTTCAACGTTAAGGACTTTGTAATTTGGATAATGGTCTAAGACAGTTGTTGCTGTCGGTACTTCGCTGTATTCGCTGTAATGTTTGCGAACAAACGACCATACCTTGCGATTGTCATCGTCAAGAAACCAATTATCAACTATTCCTCGTTGAAGTACAGAAGTAATCTCACGTTCTTTGATTACCTTGCTAACTAGTCTGTGTTCGTTATCTGCTGCCACTTACTTCCACCGTTCTCCGCATGACTGACACTGTAAATATGAGTTTCCGTTTACATAAATTCTTTCAACAACGTGGGCATGACACATTGGACAATTGGTGTTTGCAACACTGAACATAACGCCCTCCCTCAAGGACTAGATATTGTCTAGTTGTACTCCTGCTGAGCCGTACATAGCAACTCGGCCTGGTACATCTATGACTGCCCTTAGGTTAGCACGGTATGGCAGTCCACCCACAATCTCATGCGGGTCTTCGTAAAGTTGCCAGTAATTAAACGGGTTCACAGCACGGCGCTCTAACTTTTCAAACGCTTTGTCAAGAAGCTCTTCTGTCCAACCCTCATCTTCAAAACCAGCTAGCTCTAAAGAAATTCCGTAGTTGTTTGCCAGTGTCCAGAGCTTGTTAGCTACAAGTAAATCAACGTTACCTATGCGTGTAATCTTCTTTTTAGATAAAAGACGTTTCTCTTCCTCAGACTCAAGCGTCAAAAGAAGTGTGGCTGTAACAATTACCTGTGGTGAGGAGACGTTTGAAATGTCTCCGCCTATCATAGGACTTCTATCGTTGCGTAGTTAACTACAAAATCACGAAACTTACTTGGATTTTGGCTTGCTTCCATTGCCCACTCTTCTGGGATACTGACTGGAACGCTAATAGAGTAGTGGCCTGTGGTTCTAATTTTAGAGTCTACAAAACTAGTGTGCTTGCAGGTTTCTTTTTTTACATAGACAGGGCAGTTACAACGGGTTGCCTTTGTATCTGTGTCCATCTCTACTTCAAAGATGCCAACACCCTGAGCAGAGATAAACTGTTGGACTGTCATCCATTCAGAATCCACTTGGGGTCCTTTCACTGTGCGCCTCGTAAGTCTGAGCCTAGTATAGGAACTCTGATGAAGGCTTCGTTAGCGAAACTCGCCATGGCTTCACTGTACTGTGTTTCCCAGTTCTCTAAGCGAACATTGGTAGTAACGATAGTTGGAAGGCCTTTGTCATAGCGCAAACGCAATATTTCGTCAAAAGAAGTGTCGTCGTATTTAGAACCGTACTCTTTACCTAAATCATCCAAGATAAGAATACGTACGTTTAACCAGTCAAAACGGCAACGACCATGAAATCCATCTAACTCATACATCATTTCTCGCTTGTCTGTACCTTCCATATCAAAAGTTGACTTCTTGCGAGCAAGAAACTCTGGATAAGTCATGTAATAAATGGGGCGAAAACCAAGACCATACTCAGTCTGTTTACCATGCAAAATTGCTGCTGCCTTTAGTTCATCTTCAGGAAGATTACGAACAACCTCCATCGCTGCAACAACGGCATGGGTTGTCTTACCTAAACCAGGACCACCGTCAAAGACAAGCCCTACACCGTTTGTACCGATGTTACCTATGCTTTGAATAACGTGGCCCGAGGCAACATCGTCTAACCAATTTTTAATTTCGTCTGGGAATGAGCCCATCTTTTCAACAATATCAATTGGCTCTAAGCCAATAAACCTGCGGGGGATATTTGAAGTGCGCAATAACCAATGCTTTTTTAACGGAGATAACTCGTTGATGTCATACATCTTTTTGGCCCTCTTCCAATGTTTCAATTAATGCTTGTAGTTTTTCAGTATCAGTTATGCGAAACCTCGCCTCTAGGTTCTCATCATACTCAACTGAAACAAGCCCCAGCTCGTACAGACGCATCAGGGCTTGTTCAAGTTCTTCTTCGTTCACTTACTTAGCTTCGTTTTCCTTTAGCCATGCAGCAAATGCAATCTGTGTTTCTTCTTCAGAAATTTGATTCTCTTCTAGGTACTCCAAGAAGTCTGCGTCCTTCATCAAGTTAGCGGTACTCATGCTGGCATTGCCTCTCCGATAGGTCCTACGTTTACGTAATCAACTTTGTACTCAAGAACCCCAACAAGTTCTGTTGGCTTCTCTGTTGTCTTATCAATCTTTGTTGGGTTCATCTTTACAGACTTGCGTGGTGTCATCTCAAGAACTTGAGACTTAATCCAACGCTTACCTGCTGATGCATTCTTCCATGCAGAACGGTTTGCACGAATTACAACTTCGTCACTAAACATAGTTGAACTTACTCGTACATTTGGTCCATCGTAAATGTTGCTAACAGCAACTTCTGCCATCCATGCTCCACCTTGCTCAAGATTTTGAACAAGAGAAGCAGAGAAACGTTGTGTCATCTTTTTTGCCATTTTTTAAATCCTCCTAGGATTAGATTTGTTCCAGTGAATGTTGCAATGACTACAAACAAATAACCAAGTACTTGTTTCACTTTGCCTCCTTCAATCGCTTTTCATGCCGCTCTAGTTGTGCACGACCAGAGAGCGAGTTCTGGAAGGTGCGACCGTCACTTGATGTGAGCCTATCAGATGCTTTAGTAGTTTCTATCTTAGCCGTAACCTTGTTAAGACCCAAGTTCTCACGAGCCTGGTTCATCTTGGTGCCAAAAGAAGAAAGGTACTTCTTGTACAGCAAAGGTGCCTCATCCCCTATGTCCTTGAAGTTACGCTCATCACCCATGAACAGGCGTANCAACTCAAGCTCTACAAGCGGGGTTGTTCCGTATTGGGTTCTGAACTTTCTAAGGGCGCCTGAAAGTTGCTTGACGCTAACAGTCCCCGGGAGAAGAGGATACTTGCGCCCGACTTGGTAACTAAACTCGGCAGCAACATCCATAGCAGTCCACTCATGCTCCGGTCTTTTGCCACGGGTCTTAGGGTCGGACTTGCGGATGACTGGTTGCGGAGCGTCCTTGGGCTCAACGAGTCCAAAACCTGCAAGAGAGTCTCCATCATCTTCCCATTTTCTCATAGGAACCTTAATCTCCTTTGTGAAACCTTTGGTTTCAGATTCTTTTAATTTATTACTATTAGCTATTTGGCTATTAGGTACTAATGACTTATAGCTAGGATGGCTAATACGACTATTGGTCATGTAGTCAGGTGAGGTGCGGAAAATTTGTCCGTTATTAGCACGGGAATTTTTACCGTCATCTAAGGGTTCAGTGCGGGCATTACTGGTAGTGCTGCGTCCTTTTTTTAAGTTGCACAAAGCATGCGCAGGGCGCACGTTCTCAGCAGTGTCTGGACCTCCCTCAACCACAGGTACAACGTGGTCGTAATGAATGCTTAACTCCCAACCCTGCTCTCCAATTTTTCTAGGGGCTTTTAAGTCAATATCTAACCCACAAATATGGCATATCGCTCCGTGTTTTTCCAGGATTTCTTCTTCGGTCCAAATCCGACTGTAAACATTTGGTCTCTTAGCCCATGGTTTTATCTTAAGATTTGGTACAGGGGTAGCTACCAAGTAAATTATGTCTTTTCCTCGGTACCCGTTTGCTCGTTTTGTAGCCTCACGACGTATGAATCCTTGTGCTTCTAACTCTTTTAAAGCTCCTCGTACGGTCTTTTCATTTGCTTTGCCAGTAAGTTCCGCCAACTCATGGGTTGAGGCCTTTACAAGGCCTTCAGAGCCCGATATATGGCATAGGGTATAGAGAAGACGGAATTGATAGCTGGATAGCTTTGTGGTCAAAGAAATATCTGGGTAATCCATTACTCGTCCAAGTCGTCAAATGGTGAGATGTCTTTTTTCTGCTGATTGAGTACGTGGTCCATGACCGCCTCACCCAATGACTCCATGACCGTAGTGGCTATGTAGGCTGCCAGCATATCCACCAAAACATCAACTGTCTTATGGATAGTATCGTGAAGGTCATCAGGGTCCATGCTCATGAATGGGTCATCATCAATCTCAATCGGGTCTAGTCCATCGGTGATGTCCCAGACATCTAGGGCTAGGTCTTCCAAAGTATGCAAGACCGTGTGGTCATCCATGCTATCAGTCCAAACAATTCCCACAGCATCTCCCGGGGATAGCTGATGCAAGACCTCTTGAAGAGGGTCATCGCAAATAACTACCTTGGTTGCTTGAGCTCCCATGTATGGCATCTTGCTAATGTCCTTAGCGTAAGCAGTCACCTTGACTTTGTTCTCAATGCATTTGCGAATAACTGATTGGGAAAAATCATCTTGGCGTGCCTGTACAGGAAAAAGAATCTCGGGGGATTGTTCAGAGTACTTTGTGATTAACTGGTCAATGCCTCGTGCGACATCCAAGTTATCATCTGAAAAAACAGCAATCTTCATTTATAACCTAGGGGCGTTACGTCTAGAAGCATTGAAAACAACTGGTTTATTAACCATCTTGTTAAGAACTAAAACAATAAAGGCAGTTGCAGGTACGGAAACAATGAAAGTTTTTTCTAAAGAATAGAAACACATCAATGCGCCGAAACTAAAGGGTAAAGAAAAAACGCTATAAATTCTTTCTTTATCAACAAACAGTCCTAGACCAAGTGAAAGTAGTTCAATAGTAAAGGTAACTGCGATTCCTGAAAGTATTACAGATATGAGTAGGTTAACCATGCTGGCATCCTACACGGTCAAGTTGTTGTATTCCTCTCCAGCAGGTGTGGTGATTCTCCACCAAGCATTCATAGGTACCCAATCATTAAAGGTATTTGCTAAACGTGGAATCTTGATTAATTTACTTGGGTAAAGTAGAGTAGCTGAAGCATTAGGTGTACCCTCCCAGACAGCGCCAAATTGTTCAGGCATTGAGCCGTCAAAATAGTCAGTAGCTTCGTAGGTGTCCTCTGCTTGAATCATGTCTAAGTAAAGAGTTCCTGCAGTTCCTGAGAACTTAAGTTCTGCGTAGCTTGCTGTGGAATCTGACGGAATAAGTCCGCTTATAGAGTCTCTCATCCATGTTGTCATAATGTTATGGGTGTTTGTAAACGAAAACAATAAAGTATCACTTACGTCGTAAACATCAAGGGACATGTCCATAGAAGACATGTCGGCAGACTTTGAGTACATAGATGCGGTGATGTAAGAGCCTGGGTCAACAGGAATTTTGTCAACTGTTTTTATTGACCACGCCCCTGCAGCTACAAATTTGCCGCTATACGTTCCGGAGTAGCCGTCTACGGGTACGTCTGTATCTCTAGAGAAGGTTGCACCAGTTACAGACCATGTTGACGCATCAACTTCAAATGATGGGTTTTTAATGTAGTTTTCTTTTTTAGGGTTAAGCAGTAGTGTGATTGCACGAGCTTCATCGTATGTAACAGCAGACCCTAGTTGAGCACTTACTTGGTCAACATAGTAGGTACCTGCAGCACTGTAAGAAATTTTAAGAATAGCGTAGCTAGATGTGGCATCAGTTGTGGCTGTAACGCTTGTTGTTTTCCACGTGTTATTTGCTGATGTAGCAGTTCCAGAATGGTACGAAGATGTTGAGGCACCGTCTTTATCAAAAAATTGAACAGCTATAGTAATAGTTCCTGCACTAGCTGGCGATTTTAGATAGCAACCAAATGTGTACTGGGTACTNGGATTTACTGGAATACCTTTTGTACTAGGGGATGACGCACCGAGAGTCATGCTCCCTGAACCAGAAGCTATAACTTTACATGTGTAAGTTGTATCAATTTGATTTCCTGTTGTAGCAGGAACCATATCCGTAACAGAAGAGATTGTTGCTCCTGTAGCTACCCAGTTACCAACAGAGTTGTAAAAAGTAGAGTCTTGAACAGTTAAAAGTAAGTTAGGAGAGACGCTTGCTACAGGGGCATACCCTGTCAATGACTCTGCGTAGTCTTCAATACCGAGTTTTAATCCTCTATGGCTATAAAGGTAAAAAGCTTCACGAATTAAACGGCGTTGGTTTACAACTGGGATGTTTGGCTCAATAGACAGTCCTACATTTAAGTCTTCACCAGGTATTGTTGAGTAGCTTGCTTTATCCACGCCATGGGTTGGACGAATTAGTTCAATATCTGTTAAGAGTTCTTCATACGAAAAAGCAAACCCATCTAAGAACTTATA